TCCTAGCCTGACGTAGTCTGCTATTTGGATTCTTTGCTGCTTTGGGGAACTTTTTCATTTGACCAGCAGAACGAGCGCAGAAAGATTTCCTGCGCTTGGCTGCTTTACTTCCGGGTTTTACCTTGCCTGTAACCGCTGTCTTGAGCTTGCTGCCGGGGTTTTTACGCCTGTAAGCAGCAACGCCAGCCTTTGTCATGCCAGCGCCTGATTTAGTAGGACGGAAGTTCTTCTTGTTTCTGGGGGGCATCTTAGCCTTACGCTCTGCCATGATAACCCCTAAGAGAGAAACACCGTCACACTAGAACAGTTTGTCAGATCTAAATACACATCTGTATTGAACAGTATTCCGTTATCAGGAATGTTTACAGAGAATGTGCTTCCAGTGCCAAAAGCAAGATCAAGCATGGTTGTGCCTCCAGAGCCGCCATCTTTCAGAACGACTTGAGGACTCCCTGATCCTGCTGTTACCACTTGGATCTGACGCACCCTAGCGCGACCATTAAACACAGTCGCGTCAGCGGTTTTTGTTACTGCGAATACATCAGACATCGCCATTACAGCCTCCTATATTAGCTGTCAGCGAAAGGTGTAGCCTCAGTGCCAGTGCCTACAAGCATAGCCTGAACAAGGTACACGTTGTCTTTTACAGCAGTAATCTCAACGTAAGATCCCTTGTCTCCGCCTGTTGTTCCACCATTCAATGAAATAACATCGTTTGATGCAGCAGGCACAAAGCTAGAATTTGTTCCATCTGCTACGTTGATTACCGTTGCAGAGCCTACAAACTTGTCTGTTCCGTCTGTTTTGATGTCACAATCGCTACAATCAGTTTCGATATAGAAACGATAAACCGCACCAAAGTGATTGTTTACACTAGGATCATCATCACCAGCACTTGCTCCTTTGGAGCCTGATGCAATAGTTGGAAGGGTGATGGCACCGTCAGCATCGTTGACAGTGATCAATCGTCCAGCATGATCTGCGAAGGTGAGTGTTGTCTCTGCGGTAATGTCAATTACCGAATCCGGTCCTGCGGTTATAAAACCACGGCGAGAGCGTACCGGACCTGAAAAGGTTGTATTAGCCATGAGGAACTCCTTGTCTTGGCTAGTGTCAGCATTACGCTGTCAAGGTTCTTAATCAGTATACATAAAAAAGGGCGGTGTGAAACCGCCCTTCTTATTTTTTTGCATAAAAAGTTACAGATAACTTTTAGATGCCTAAATCAGCCCCCTGCGGAACCGAACATGCCAAGCGGATCAGAAACACCGAAGCTGTAACGCTCACGGGCTTTATACCGGACATTACCAGTGTCGAAGTCACCATCCATTGATGTTGCCATTGGCGTCCTTACAAAATGCTTCATTCCGTTAGGAACGTCAGTAGTAAGGAAGAACGCATCTGCATCTGTCAGATAGTGATTAACACGGTAGCCTTCAGGTATAGAACCATTAGAACGAATGGCGTTCAGATCATTATCGGCTGTGCCGACACGCAGATCTGTTTCAAGCAAACGTGTTGCAACAAACATCAATCCGGGAGGTACAATCAACTTGCGAGGACGGGCTGCAATCAAAAGACCACGTTCATCTACGAATGCGGCAATCTTAATTACTGCGTCTTCCAGTGATGTCTCGTTCAGATCAACATCTGTAGTAGGACGGTTTGCATTGTTTCCACCAGCTACAGTCGGGTGTGCAGTGCTAAACAGGGTTACACCATCTCCAGAATTGAAGGTGGTAAAGCCATTGTTCAGCAAAGCTGCTGCCTTGACTTGTTTGGTGTACGCCATAGCCCGTGCAAGGGCTTTGGTGTAGCGAGCCGAAAGAGCATCGTACAGGTTATCTTCCATAGCCTCTTCGGTTACAGAAAAGCCCATTGCAACCGTTTCGTGGTTGTAACGAGCAGTGTACGACTCTTGCGCTGAGTCGAAGCTGATAGCAGAACCTTCAGGCTTTACTGGCGCTGCGCCAAAACCTGATAATTTCACCTCTTCTTCAAAACTACGCTCTGAGTTCTCCGTTTCGTAGATCTCAGCATGTTCGTTTTCATACTTTTCGTACTCAAGACCAAACAATGCGTTAAGACCGGGGAGTAGCTCCTTCAGGAGTTGTGCGCGTGTAATAGCCATTTTCTACTCCTTATGATGAGCCAGTTGTTGATGAATGCTGATGGTAATTAAACTTACACACCAGAATCGGGAAAGACGTTCCCTTCTCATCGCCCTGATCGCCGCCAAGATAATCAATGATGCGGATTGGGTTTTGCGGATCTGTATCCAGTTCCGAAATATCCAATGCAACACGGCTAATCTTTAGCGAAGTATTAGGTGCTGTTTGAACGAGAAGAGTGTTCTTGCCATAGATATCGCCTGTGTTTGTCGGCGCACCATCAGCTTGGATAGTGAACAGAACATTAGGATCATCTACGACATACGCCATAATATCCGAAGCAGCAGTGCTTGCTGGATATAGTTGACTGAACGTCTTTTGATTAGTGTTCGGATCTGTATACGAACACCCAAGGAAGATACCAACGATATCGATTGCTGTCGAATCATCGCCAGTGCCGGACTGCTTTTCGATTGTAGTTGCGGTTCCACCGTCAACTAGCTGTACGATATCTCCTGTTGCAATCGCAGTGCCGTATCCTGAAGCAATAGGATACTGGCGGAAAGCCTCAAGAGAACCGCTATCTAAGCGGCCAATCGGGCGCAGACCGAAGGGAGCGGCTACTGAAGACATACTTCTCTCCTTCTAATCAAGCCATTTGAACAATGGTAAGCGCCCCATAAAGGTTACTTACCAAACGAAGTTTTTGTTGTGCGCTCTGGATTCAGAACGGGCATTCTTGGGTCAGATTGGCGAAGATAACTGTTATCAACAGCATCTATTTGAGATTGATTCATCTCCTTGTGCGCCTCTTCTCTTGACTCAACATATTCTGTGGAGTTTTCGCAAAGTAGCAAACCTCCAACCTCAACATTACCCTGAAACTTAGAATCGTGATCAGGTATCACTTGTAACTCAGGATGATCTTCTGCCTTAACCGGAGTCCACCCATTACGAAACTTTCCAGATACATTCTTATTATCTGCCTCACCCATGATTGAGGTGCGAACCCAGCGATACTCAGTACCCTCTTTTGGTTCGGGGTCAGGAAGATTTGAAGGTCTCTGCCAGCTTTTTTTGCGCTCAGTCTTGTCTCTTGACTCGCTTGAGCGAGGTGTACGATTAGACATTAGATGCCTCCTTCATAAGTTGCGCCGCGTATTGCTCTGGGGTCAGGCCAAGCCTCTTGGCGAGAGAAACTTGGGTTGAGGTTAGCTGCACTCTGCGCGGTTTTTTTGCACTCCTATTAGCGGGGGCAACCACGTTACCAGTCTGACGGGGCGGTGCTTCCTCAACTTCTACCTCATCAAACTTGTCTGGAAATCTTTTGCGCATAGCCTCATCGACTGCGCCATAATACTCTTCTACCCTTTCTGGGTTCGCTGGATCAATACCATTCTTTTTTAGCCTCTCATGAACACCAAAGGCAAATCCAGTCATTTCTTCATCTTTACCAAACCATTCATTCTGTGCCGCCCACTGTTTTGTACGCTCATCAATTTCATACTTTTGTTGTTGGACCGGCTGTGGTTGAGGGACCGGAGTCTCCTCTTGTCTTTTCTTAGGTTTGTAGGAATCTACTCTAATCTTTTCTGTTTGCAGAGCAGTTAGTTGTTCTTGTGCGTCTACAAGTTTGTCTGGATCTCCAGTCTCATAGGCCTGCTTGTAATCTGCTTTAGCCTGTTGTAGCTGCGCTTCAAGCCTGCCTTTTGCTTGCTCAACAAGAGTATTCTCACCATCATCTAAAGTTTTGCGTAATCTATTGTTTTCTTCTTGCAGCTTTTGAGCGTAAGAAACAGCTTCTTCACGGATACGCTGGGCCTCCTCTTTTGCCCTACGCTCCTCATGATATTCGTATTTTATTTGCTTGATGCGCTTCTGTACGTTTTCTCCATAACTGGAGACCTCGTCATTATCATTCACATCTGCCTGCTCTTCATCCTTTTTCTTTGGACGATTACGATCTTCTTCTGGAGTATCATCGATAATATCGATTTCTAACTCACCAGTATCTACAACCTCTTCCTCGTTCTCATTAGGAAGGTCTTCATACTTTTCTGCTGGGTTCGTACTCATGCTCTTGTATATCCTCTTGGGTCATCGACAACTGCCTCAACAGTGTCATCGTTGATCAAACGAAATTCCTGCTTATCAATCTTGAAGCGTGTGCCTGAATAGGATCTGAAGATGACAAAATCACCCTCTTTGCAATAAGGACCGTTAGGAAACTTATCTTTATCCATGTAAGCATCAGGGCCAGCCTTGACCACAAAGCCAATGACTGAAGCTGTTTGCTCTGCTGATTTGAGGGAGTCGGGCATATAAACGCCGCTGTCCGTTTTCTCTTTTACCTCTAAGGGACTTATCAAGAGTTTGTAGCCTGATGGCTCTGGTATTCTCTGTTTTACATCTTCTTTGACTTGTTTAGCTGCTGAATACATTTGTCTTCCTTGCAGTGATTAAGGTTCACAGTACCTTGCGGGGTTAACCGGGTTATTCAGATTGCATTAATTGCTGTAAATCTAATACATCTCTTTCTATTAATGCAAGTGCTTCTACTTTCCCGACCAAACGTATATAATCTTCATGGTTTTCGCAACCACCACTAGCCATATGATCTGCGATATTATTCATATACTCTCTGATCTTTGATCTTATAGACTCAAGTTCATTCATTATCTCCAACTATCTCCCTTGCAATTTCACGCCCAAGCTCTATTCCGTCTCTAATGTCCTCTCGACGAATACTTTCTGCTTCTTGAGCGATTTGAACACCGAGTCTTGCGCCTTCACGCTTCTCTTCAGACTCGATACGATCCTTCTGTACTTCAACATTTGCTAGTTTTGTTTGAGTCTCTGATTGTAATTTAGCGATATCAAGCTGTTTTTTATGCTCAAACTCCGCCTCTTTTAGAGACAATTCACGCTGTTGTATTTGAGTGAGTGGATCTTGTTGCTGCTTCATGGCCTCTTCTTGTGCCATTTCTGCCTGATCTTTCTTCAATAGCTTTGCCGCAGCCTCAGATGCGAGGCGAGATATTTCAATCTCAATGTCTTCTGGCAGAGGCTTCTCCTCATCTGGCATACCGACACCAAGATTTTTCTCAATCTCTTTACGATATTGGAAGGCAACATGCTCCGTAACGTGAGCCGCCATGGCAGCTTGAATCGCACCAGCAAACGGACTTTGCCCAACAATCTCTTGTAGTTTTGGATCTTGTGCCGCAGCCAAGTGAACTTGTATATGGGCTTCGTGATCCTGATACTTAAACGCTTTGACAGGCTCTTGCTTGAGCATAGCCATATTTTCTGTGACTGGATCATGAGGCTTGATGTCCTCTGGCAACTTAATAATCTCATCTGCGTCTTTGATGCCAAGAACCTCTAACATCTGCCTATGCAGCTTGCCCATATCATAAAGATTGGGAGCCTGCTGCGCTAACTGAAGAGCCGCCTGATACTGCACCACACGTTGTGACATAGTGGCTGCGTTTGGATCAGATACCGGAACAACATCAACACGATCATCAAAGTCTTTACGGCGATCAAAATCTCCGTCCATCTCATAGGCATACTCTGATGGCATGTAGTCCTTGATGACTACAGACAACAAACCAAGCTCTCTTTTTAGAGCCGCATGAAGTCTAGCCTGAACACCAGACATTACTTTCATGCTACGCTCCATGAGAGCAAGCGTTGTTCCTACTGGAGCCTGTGGATTGAGGTTTCCAACCTGTACATCCGCAACGGAGCCAACCCTTCTCCCCTCTTCAACAATGTTTCCGAGCAGTTGATATAAAACTGAGGACGGCTCCTTGTAAGGAAGGAATGCAATCGAATCCCTGATTGCACCACCCGGTACGTCCACATCCCTGAACTCACCCGGCATGAGAGGCGAATCATCACCTTTAATCCGAAGACCCCTAGCTTTGAGGCCAGCAGGAAGATTAGATAACGTACCCGCATCGATAAGTTGACGAAGTATAGATGTGGCGCTTTTAGCAAGACCGCCGATAAGGTGGATAAGGCCTGTTCCATAAAAACCAAGCCCCGGCAGATAACGGTAATGTACAAAGTGCTGCCTTTTACGCTTTTTGGGATCAGTCTCATACCAGTTCCTTCTTATCGACAAGATAATCTTTGATGACTTGTCGAGTGTAACAACATATGGACGAGCTATGCCATCTGGATCATCAAATGGCTCTGGCATATTTAGATCAACATGAGTTTCTAGTATCGTGTGCCTGTCATCATCTTCGATAACAGCGCTCTCTCCCTCAATCTCATCATACTTCTCTTGGATATCTGAATAGTCTGGCTCAGGATCTGGCAACTCTATATCACGATAGAAACCATTAACCTGAAGCTCGACAATCTCATTTGCATTTTTCTTCATTACGTGCGTATAGCGAGGACATGTGGCGAGATCAGATGCGCCGTATGAAACAACAAAATCTTCTGCTGGCACAAACATGGCAGCAGGACGCTCCATGAGAGGATCATAATAGACTTTCTTGAAAGCGGAGCCTGCAAGAGGAAGACGGAACAGCATCTGTTCTGTTTCATCTCTATATTCTGTCATCTTTTCTGTAAGAAGATAATTCATCTCCTCTTCTACACGTTGAGCCTGCTCAACCTTTTCTACGTCTTTGCGGCCAACTATCTTTGTACGTACAGGTCCAGATGCTGGAAAAAGCTCCCCCATTGCCTGAGCCTGAAATCGAACAACAGCTTCTGTAAGGAGAGGGTGAAATACACCAGCAGCACCCTGCCAAGGCTGGGTTCTTTCTTCAATCTTCATTCCCAAAAGATCTAAACCACGAGTATAGCTTCTTGCCCAATCACGGCGTGACTGCTTATCGCTTTCAAAATCTGTAACTAGTTCAGATGCCAAAGACTCAAGATCTGCGTCATCCATATATTCTGCTAAATTAGCATCATGATCTGGACCCATGATTTCATCTGCAACGTCACCAGAGAAATCTATAACCATCGCACCATCATCATCAGATATCGATATCGCTTCAGGGTTCACAACTTCGACTTCGACAGCCTCTGTACCTTCAGCATCCACATCGGATGGTGTCATTTGCTTCTCGACTGCCATTTTAAATCCCCTTAATAATACTCAACCGGCCTTCTATAGCTCGGTTCATCGTCCCACTCATCCATTGAGGTTCTAATCCAACCCCCTTGACGGAATCTCAGCAGAGCCTGAGTGGTAGAGTCAACTAAATCATCGTGATCCCCAGAAGGAAATGAGGCACACTCTTCGATAACCTCATCCGCCCATCTTGTTGCAGGACACCATATAACACCACTGGCAAATAAATCACTAACTGCATTTACACGGGCTATCTTATCTTGACCTCGCGAAGGTGTAAACTCTGTCACGGGGATACCCATCGCACGAAGCTCAAATATTAGTGGAGATCCAGCAGCTTTCGCCTCGACAATCATCTGATCTGGCTCATATTCCCAGTATTTTTCGTATGCTGCTCTTTTCAAATCTGGAAACTCAAGTTTTTCTTTATAAGCATCTAGCAATATGAGATTTGGATGTGATTCTCCATTCTCATCAGGGTGATAAAACACTCCCCACGTTGTACAAGCGCTGTAATCGGCCCTTTGAGTCTTTAAAAACGCTGTATCCCAGCTTTGAATGATAGCTTCACAGGCTGGAGGGTTGGAACGCTCCCATTCTTGCCACCATTCTCGTTTAATTAGCGCCCCTTCTTCCGAAGTTGGGTTCTGTTGGTACTGTGCAGACCATTTTGAGACAGGAAGTTCTGCTTTTAGCGACTCAAGTTGCTCAATCGGCCAAAATTCAGGCCACAATGGCTTGCCAGACGGCATGATTGCAGGGAGTTCTATGACTTCCCACTCATCTACACCCTCTTTTTGGGTGACAGACTTGATAATTTTACCTGTCAGGTCTCTGGTAGACCATCTGGTCATAACAATTATGATAGCTCCCCCCGGCTGGAGTCTCTGCCTTGGTCCAGATGTGTACCATTCGTAGGTTTTCTCGTAGACTTCTGCGTTGTAAGCCCCCAGTGCCGCCTCCTGCTCCGAGTGCGGGTCGTCAATAATGAGAACATCAGCTCCTTTACCAGTGACTGCACCACCCACACCAATAGCAAAGTAATCTCCCCGCTTATTTGTGTTCCATCTGCCTGCTGCTTTGGAGTCAGAGGACAACTCTATACCGGGAAACACGCTTTGAAAATCATCTTGGCCTATCAGGTTCCTAACCTTACGGCCAAAACCAACTGCCAGTTCGGCAGTGTGTGCCGTCTGAATGATTTTTTTCTCTGGGTATCTGCCAAGAAACCATGCTGGAAACAGATATGAAGCAAACTCCGACTTGGTATGCCGGGGTGGCATGTTGATTATCAGTCTCTTCAACTCACCGTTTGCTACACGTTCAAAAGCATCAGCCATGATCTCATGGTGCCGTCCACCAATGAAAGCAGGCCACATCTTTCTCACGAATGTCAGGAAATCATCACGAGACTCTTCTCGCTCTTTCGCTTCTTCCAACTCAACAATAAGGTCGAGCATCTCTTTTTGATCTTCTACAGGAAGGGTGCTTATCTTTGCTTTTATCAAAGCAAGATCATTCATTCACAATCTCCTGAATGTAATGACGGCGGGGAGCGGAAAGGAACGCTACACCCGCCGGGGATGAAGGGAGACTTACATCCCCCTAAATTATAGACGTAGTATTCCTGTTCTTCCATCCCCTTATGCGGCGCTTCGTTTTTTTGGCCTTCCTCTTTTCTTTGGAGGAGTCAGTTTAGCTTTGCCAGTTACAATTCTTTTTGGTTTGGTCTTTTTCTTAGCCGGTGATTTACCACCAACCCAAGCCTCATTTATTGTAGGGGTTTTCTTGTCATCTCCCTTTAGTCTTCCTTTTTCATCTCTAGCCCTCTCAGGACTTGGGAAGAAAAAATTCATTATAGCTTTTAACATCATTTTTCCTTTCTGAAAGTTAAAGCCCCTATATTATAATATATATATATTTTAACATAAATGATTAATGTATTATAATATATTAATATATAGGCTTGGGAGACAAAGATGCCTTTTTTACAAAGTAATATAAATCATTTCAAATGTTGGGTTAGGCGTGAATACACGTGTAATCACATGAGATATCATGGTGAGTTTCTTCATGCAATGTGTATTGCTGTGACGACAATGCCTAATCGGTGTTTGAGTTTTCAAGTAATATTCACAGGATGTGAAACAGATGATGAGGATGAGCCAAATGTGCATGGTGGGGCCATGTGGGCTAGAATGCCAATCACCGCGTTAGTTGGTGACACACCTTTTGAAGACTGGCCTGAACCAATGCCGGTTCATTACGCCCAGCCATGGGATTGCATGTCACACACTCATTCAGTCTACACGCTAAACAGAGCAACGCCTTGTCCATGGCTTGCAAAGGTAGACAGCGAGTTCTACCCAGCCAAGTATCTGTTTACAGTTGACTACACTGATAGCGAGATTGCAGATGACCCTGCACAACACAAGCAGAGCCATGTCATGGAGCTTCTAGATGCAGGTAGTTGGACAGGAAACATCATAGCGTTACCTAACAACCGCGTGAGAGTCACACATCCAGCGTGGTTTGAAACAGGTGAAGGCGCACCAGACTTCCTGCCATCGCAGCATATCCACTACTCAAAATCAGATCTGGACTACACGTTAGACACAACTCAGATCTTCAATAACCTCTATGCAGAGGATGAGTAAGTTACAGGTAACTTTTTAAAAATTTTTTAGTGATACCCACCCCCCTAGGATTCCTAGACAACTAGAATACCGTTTAACGGCGTTTTAAGAGCCTTGTGGCACCCTTAGAACATAAAAGGGGTAGGGGTGTAGCTAAATGCACTAAAGGGGGTTGTATGGGCTTTTGAGAGAGTTTGAGATTGAGTGAGCAGATGTTCATGTATATACGACCGCAGTGCCGCGCACTATCACCGTGGGGTGGGGGAGGGTGGGGTCCAGCCATCAGCCAGATCAATCACCACCCATTAGCCGGTCCAGCCGCTTCCGCAGATCCGCTTCGATATCGGACGCTGACCGCTCCGCATCGTCGGCCTGTTCGATCCTATCAGTGAACATGCCGATGGTTCGGCCCACTAATTCGATTGCCCTGATCCTCGCGCCGTCAGTCTCTGCCTGATCGGCTTCCTGTGTGAGCCGTTTCAAAACCCACTCTTCTCGCCTGCGCTCTATCGTGCGGCGATCTGCTTCCATATCAGCTTGAATGGCTTTGATCCTTGTGGTGACCTTGGGGTTCTGTGCCAGCTTGCATGCTTCTGACCATATGGTGCTGTCACGCATACCCTCTGCCGAATAGCAATCTCTGTAGGCCTCACTCAGCATGGCACCTTTTGCCACCTGCATGGCGAATGCTTCCTGCTTGGGTGTTAGTCTGTCTTCCTTACCGACTACCCTTAGATGTTTACCCTTACCCTTGCTTGTATTCTTTCCCATTGTATTGCCCCTATCCATAACCCAGCACCTTGGCGGTGGGCCTTTCGCGGTTTTACCTATCGGCACCCTATCTGATTTATTCCCCCATGAAAAGTTATCGGTAACTTTCCCCATACCCTAAAACCTCAACATGCCTTTAATCGCCCTCAGAAGCCCACTGACGGCCTTTGGGTGTTTTCCGGTACTTTCCTACCAAAAAGATGCTAGAGGCGTTTTTAGCTTCCAGCCTACGTTACAGACCAGATATGAAAATAATTGGAAAATAATGTAAATAAATGGGTTTTGCCTCTTCACAAACACAAAAATCCATGATATTGAAGCGTACTGCTTCAGCAGAGCGCGACACCGGATGTCGCGCTGCCACCGGCATAGGAGGATTACAAAGCCGCGATAAGCACCTTGGGTTGGCCGCCCAGCGTCACACTGAAAGCCCCACTGTCTGTGACAACGGCTTACGATGCACCCCTTTCCCTGCATGCTTCAGTGACCAGATGACCGCCCACTTCCAGCGTGATGGATGCCAGACCCTACAAAGAATGCGATGGTGGCAATCCAATGCCTGAAGCGACTGGGTCAAACTCAAATCAACCGATAGGGCGGAAGATGGGCAGACTGACAACCTGCCCTACCTGTCGTATGGGATCGTACCCATGCCTTGAAGAGATACGCGAAACAGGAGCCAATATGACTGACATCATGATGACCGAATACCGCCATGCTAAAATTGCTGAGTTGCTTTCCATTATGTGGGCTTGCAATGACGCTGACAGCGATAACGCCCCAGAGTGGACACGCCCGATGATGGTTGGTGCTGTTTGCAACCCACTGATGAAAGCGGTCAGGGGTCTGCTGAATGGTGATTTCTACATCTATGACGATGCCGGTGACCTTATCGAACAGGTTGTCACTGAACTTTTGGACAACAATGTCCACGAGGGATATGGCGTGACGCAAGCAGTCAACATTGTTTTGAATGACGTTCAATAGGAGGGACAACCATGAAAAACATCACTCGCCACTATGGAATTTTGAAGTTAATCGAGCGCATGGACAACAGCATCAACGGCAACCCTCGTTTTGAATTGGCGGTCATGGACCCCAACGGTAAAGGGTTGGGCTGGTCATTCAGAACACGCAACGATGACATTATCAACTACATGTTAGAGGGCTGGCTAGACCAGCCTGTCGAGGTTGAGATCGGCACTCACTATGGCAAGCCTACTTGCAACTGGCTCAAGCCATTAACTGAAAATCAATTCAACAAAATTTTGGAGACTTTGTAATGAAAGAATGGATGGTTGTTAGATTTACCGGTGTTGGTGATGTTTACGAACTCATGACTGCGAAAGCCGGTGATATCAAGATATGGCCCGATTATACAAACTCAGGTGTGGTCTACGATAGCCCAGCCTATGAGATTGTCTACCGCACTTCAGATTATAGAGAGGCTCAATTCGTAGCGCGACATGAAAGGCTACATCAAAAATTTTCAAAAGATATTGGCGTCCTGTAACCAACAAATATCATAGGGGCTTTGCCCCTGTGTCTATGTCTGATGCTGACATACTGATGAGCCGATAGCACAACGGCGAAACACAAACCTTTTCGGGAGTTATGATATGCCTACAAAAAACACTTATGTTGACCCTTTCGCAAACAACAACATCCTCGACACTCTGAATGATCTTCAAGGTCAGGTTGTCACATTGCAGGGCAACAAAAAAGCCGACACTCAAGCCATCAACGGCCTTGTCATTGATCAATATGCCCAGCTTATCCCTGCCGCTATTTCGGTGGGTGTTCGCGTCAACACCAAAAAGGTGGAGGGCGTTGGCGATATCGAAAAGGGCAAAATGATTGGTGGCAATCTTGCCATAGACAACTTCAAAAATGCCCTGAGAAAAGATGCCGGTTTTGAAGATGCTGTTTGTAAAAAGCGGTATGAGAATACCATCAAAGCCATCGTCTCTTTTGGGTGGTACAAGAACGCATCCAACCTGACTGCTGATGGTGTCAAGGCGGCATTTAAGGATGCTGGCGTTACTTCTGAGGCTAAATTGGCCGCGCATGTCAAGCAGGGCAAGCCTGTCGGTGATATGGAAGCGCTAGCCCAGCGTCTGTTCGGCAAACACAATCATGATGGCGGCTTCAACGCCAGCAAGTTTAGCGAGACAGATTGGGCCGAGTTCGACAACCAATATCGCAAGTATAAAGCGGCTCGTATCAAGGCCGACAAGAGTGCGGCAGAGGAAATGGCTAAAGTTTCTGAAGAGAACGAGGTAGTCGATGCCGTTGTCGATCAATTCTAAACTGGGGGATTTATTCCCCCTTTTCTTTTGGGAGAGACAAAATGTCAGACAAAGCAACTATGAGAATGCAGCTTTTCAAGTGCCATGTTCGCGATTGCGAGGCGAGTAATATGGAGCCTCTCAAGTGGGAAGCCTTCAAGCAGGCCCACCGTGAGGCCTTAGCCCATGCCAAGATAACCGGCCTTGACGCCGGAAGCCTCGCTGTAGACATGGCAACACGCCACGCACGGTCCATCGCGCGGAAGGTGAGAGACAAAGCCATCTGTCACATGTTCGACAGTGACCTCAACATCACTGTTCAACAGGTGGCAAACAGATTTGGTCTCGCCACCAGTGAGGTCAATACCATCCTTCGATGGAGCGATATGAATAAATAAAAGTTCTATCTAACTTTTAACCAACCTTCAACCTTTTGGGAGACAAAGAATGAATAGAAAAGAGCGCCTTCTGTCGGGCTGGTATGGCAGATTTTTTTCCGGTCACTTCACCAAGCAGGACGGCTCACATCGTCCTATCTGGGGTGTGATCAAGAACGATCAAAACATTCCGGATCATCTGATCGTAGTGTTTGATCTGAGAAAAAAGCAGTATCGCCGCTTTAACATCGATCTGCCTTTCACCATCAAATCAGGCCGTGCCTTTGTCGCTGCTGCATCGAAAGAAATCGATGAATACTACGATGCCTACTACGCTCAGTGTGTAGATCAAAACGTATAACCAATCTTCAACCTTTCGGGAGTGTTTCAATATGAAACTTTCACTTGCTAAGACTATCTTCGAGGCTTCATTCGATAGCCAAATTGCCAACCGCGAGAGCCGTGATGCTGACCGGACCATACCGTATGCAATCGCTGGCATGGGCATGGGCAAAACATCCATGGTTCAACAGATCAGCGCAGAACGCGACTGGGGGCTGTACATTCTCTCACTTGCCTCAATGGATGCCGCTGAGGTGAATGGCATCATTGCCTTGCTTGATGGCGAGGCCCATCGTGTCATGCCATTCTGGCTTCGCCGCATCCATGAGATGGCCGCCAGCTATGAGGTGGTTGTCCTGTTCTTGGATGAGTTGCCACAGGCACCTGTCGCCAACATGAATGTTGGGCGTCAGCTTATCAACGAGTGGCGTTGCGGCGAGTTCGACTTGCCCCACAATGTCGTGATCTGTGCGGCTGGCAATCGCATGTCAGATCGGGCTGGCACCAACAACATGCCTTCGCATCTCAAGGACTGCCTGATGTTCCTGCCTATCGATCCTGATGTCGAGGATGCCATTGCCTACATGGTTGCCAACGGTGTGCATGAGGATGTCACTGGCTTCCTTCGCGCACGGCCTGAGTTCGCGGTCAAGTTTGATCGTGACGCTGATGCCAACCCATCGTTCCGGTCATGGGATCGTGTCAGCACCATTTTGTCATGGGGCTTGCCGCAAGTTGCTGAGGCTGAGGCCGTTGCCGGTACTGTCGGGCGTCCTGCCACCGCTGACTTCTATGGCTATCGTAAGATGAAAGCCAACATGCCTGATCTCGACAATGTGATCAGTAACCCTGACACGGCTGAGGTGCCGCATGATGCCATGGTCCTGTATGCACTGGCATCCGGCTTGGCGTATCGTATGACGCAGGGCAATGCTGGAAACATCCTGCGTTATCTCAAGCGGCTGGATCAGCAAGAGTTCGTTGGCTTCTGCCTCAAGGATGCTTGCAACCGTGACCCTGAGATCAAGAAGTCTGAGGCTGTACGGCAGTGGATCATCAATGGTGGTGCCGATCTTTTCCCACCAGAATAAACCAGTATTGGGGCGGTTATGCCGCCCCTTGAAAGTTCCATATAACTTTTTTGGAGATCAAGATGAAAGCAGAATTAAAGATTGCCCAGAGCAAAACGCATCTATTTTTGCACCAGCCATTCTTTGGCTCTTGTGCTGCCGGTCTCAACTTTGTCGAGACTGACAAGGTGCCTACCATGGCAACTGATGGCCGTTCCATTTTGTGGAACCGTAACTTCGTTGATGGGCTTGATCAGAAGACAGTTGAGGGTGTTATTGCTCATGAGGTCTTGCACGTTGTGTTCAAACACATGCTTCGCATGAACAAGCGCAAGCACAAAAAATGGAATATCTGCACAGACATTGCCATCAATGACATTCTTGTCGAGAGTGGTTTTTCTATTCCAGAAGATGGATTGTTCAGCACTACCAAGCCCGAATGGAATAAATACAAGGGCTGGATGGCTGAAAAGATTTACGCCGACATGCCAGAAGATTGTGAGGAAATAGGCGGTGACTTCCCCACTTGGGGTGGAGTGTTGCCAATGGAAGGTGAGGATGGTGGCGATATGTCAGAGGCTGAGACCCAGCAGGTTGAGGCTGAGATGGACATTCGCGTTATGATGGCCGCTGACGCCGCCAAGTCAGTCGGTAAGCTGCCATCTGCTATCGATCAGCTAGTGCAGGTTATGCGGCGCTCACAAGTCGATTGGCGTGATGTTCTGAGCCGCTTTATTGGTGGTGATCAGCCTGATGACTACACATGGCGCAGACCACAGAAGAATGCTTGGTTCAATCAGGGCATATACATGCCCAGCATTGATCGCATGGGTGCCGGTGACATCATCATTCTTGGCGACAGTTCTCGCTCAGTGACTGATGAAGAGTGGTCCCACTTCCTTGGTGAGATCAATGTGATCAGTGATGAACACAAACCCAACTCTGTCACCGTGATCACCTTCGATACCAAGGTCCAGACCGTCAAGCGGTATGAGCAGGGCGAGGTCATTGAGAAGGTGGCACTAGCTGGCAGGGGCGGCACTCGCGTCAAACCAGCATTTGACTATGTTGAAGAGCATCAACTGCCTTGTGATAACATGGTGGTCTTGACTGATCTTGAGATCAGTGACTTCCCCGATAAACCGGACTATCCGGTGCTTTGGGTTTCAACCGATATCGGCTCCGACAAAGCCCCATGGGGTGAGGTTGCCGTTCTTAAAATGGGAGATTGATATGAGTACAGTTAAGCAGCACAAGTTTCTGTCTTTCGCGGCAGAACAGATCGCTCAGGCAAAAAGGGACTGGGGTGCGCCTCAGTCCTACGTCAAAGAGGCTATGAAGGGGAGTAGGTATCGAATGAAAGGTGATGCCGATACATTTGATGATGATCTTAAAATGATTAGTCGCGATGCCTCTGATGCCTTCTATGAATACATTCATAATCTCGCCAGAGGTATGCAGTCTATTCGCCGTGATAGGCGACAAAGGGCCGTATATGAGCCAATGACAAAGCATAACAAGTACAGTCGTAGACAGGCTGGCTCAGTGCTTGATACAGCTTTTCCTAGATCACGTTGTAACATTTACATCAAGGGTGATAAGGCTTCTAATGCTGATAGTGAGGTCGGTGTCAGTCATGACGGCTCTGATTATTGGCTCCGCAATTATATCACTGTCTCTGCCGCTTGGGGTAAGACAGTTTTTGATCGCGGCATTCCTATAGTCAAATCATCTAATGGCTTGCGCTTTATCCTGTCTGCCAAGCCCAAAAATGTTCGTAACATCAACAGCGAGATGACCAGAGTATTTGAGGTCAGGGCTTTTGGCATTCATCAAAAGAAGGCTTTCCGCGAGGATGGCTGGCTAATGGTGCATGGTGATAGCAGTGGCGAGAAGCCTGTCTGGGATTATTCTGAGGCAGACAGGAAGTATGCACAGAATAACGTACATGCCTTCCATGTATATCTAGGTGACTGCAAAGCCTTGTTTGATCGTAGGGTTAAGAAGTACGTCCTAGATCAGTTCGATATCTAACCAATATTGGGGGCGGCTATGCCGCCCTCAAAAGTTACATGTAACCTTTTATGGAGATCAGAATG